TTCGGCAGGAATTGAATTATTTGTGTTTACATTCTTGGCGATTCATTCCTATTGCAGACATCAGGTAGCATAAAAGAAGTTCAAAATAGAATGAATTGATTATCTGCCGCATGACGGCAAAAGAAAAACCAGACAATTTAGAACGGCGACTTTGATTTTCAGAGCCGCCGTTTCTTTGCGTTTATACAAACCTATGATGAATTTTCCGGAAATATTGTAGCTAATAGTTATTTAAACTGTTGTATTTGTTTAAAAATTAAAAAATATCTAATGAGTCTTCCGCATCTACCCACATCTGCAAATTTCCATCAAGATATAATCTTGCATATTCAAGAGGATCATCAATGGCGAGTGCGTTTAATGCACAGTCTGATCCTGATGTGGTTTTTAAGTCCTTTTCAGCTTCCCAACAGTCAATGCGGAGCATATAGCCAACAGAGGTATAAACATCAATGCTGTTTCGTCCGGGATTGTATTCTGCAAATATTGTTCTCATCGTATCTTATCTCCTTATCGTTCAATCAATTATTTGCTACAAAAATCAGAAGCATTTCAATCAGTTCACCATGTCACTTTTATTTTATGTTATACTATTTTATATAATTTTTTTGCCCTTGTATTTTCCCTTATCAGAGTTCGTAAACACTGGTGGGACGATATAACACAAGGGAAACAATAAGGGAAAGCTCGCCTGTGATAAATTCAGTGTTTTCAAGGGTTTGCGGAGAATTTAATAACAAAATATAACAGTTGTTAAATTGCTTAAAACAGGTGAAATCTCAATCGAAATTTGTAGAATAGAGGAATTATGATGTTTGATAAGCACAAAAGGGAATCCTTGCTATTGCGGGACTTATTAAAGAAATTGATAATTATTGTGATAGGTTCCATTGTTGCAGCCTATGGCATTACACTTGCACTGTATGCAGGATTTGGTGGCGCCACGCTCGCAGTGCTATGGCAGGGTATCGCTGAAACGTTTCACTTGAGCATCGGTATGGCATCTTTTGTTGTAGCAGTGGGGATGATTTTGTTTGCATTAATTTACGATAAAAGTCAAATCCATATTGGGACGGTGCTATATCAAATTGTATACAGCACCTGTGTGGATGTATTTGCCACCTGCCATGTCTACAGTACATATCGATGGTTCAACTTCTTTATCATGTTGCTGGGTGTTATTTTGTTTGCTGTCGGGACCGGACTATATGCGTCTGCCTCACTTGGTCGTGGCTCTTATGAAGCAGTTACTTTTGCCTTGGCAGAAAAGAACAACTGGCAAGTTAAAATTGTTCGAATAGCATTAGATATTCTGGTTGTGATAATAGGTGTTTTGCTTGGCGGGAAGTTTGGCATATGCACAATCATTACAGTTATCATTTCAGGCCCGATTATCCAATTTGTTAATGCGAAAGCAAAACGAATTTTAAAGATATAATAGCAAAGAAACCTACAACTTCCAGGTTGTAGTGATAAACAATAACATAACACAGCATCAGTCACCTAGTTGGCTGGTGCTTTTTTCGTGGGGGAAATGGAGGTGGCGGGATGTATTCTGTGTCGGATGCTTTTCTGAGGGCAGTCAGGAGTAATACAAGAAAATATTTCTGGACGGGTACGATCGTTACCAAGGGCGGAATGACGTATGAGTTCGGGGCGAAGGAGATTGTGAAGGGCTCCGGGTATATTTCCAGGCAGTGCTGCGGAAGTACGGAGATTGAACTGGGGACGGTGTATGCGGCAGAGATGGGGATCACGCTTCTGAGTGATATTGACAGGTATACGCTGGAGGATGCGCTGGTGACGCTGGTGTTTCATCTGGTGCTGGCGGATGGTTCGGTGGAAGATGTGCCGATGGGAGTTTTTGAGGTCAGTGAGGCGAACCGTCTGGCGAAGTGTCTGGAACTGAAAGCCTATGATTTTATGCTGCGGTTTGATAAGAGTTTCAATGGATTTGAGACTGTGGGGACTGCTTATGATTTTATTGCCCTGTGCTGTAAGCGGTGCAAAGTGGAGTTTGCGAATAAGAGGGCGGAGATTGATGCCATGCCGAATGGCGGGGTGACGCTTTCTGTTTATACTGAAAATGATATTGAGACCTGCCGGGATGTGCTGTTTTATGTGGCACAGGTTCTGGGAGGTTTCTTTATTATTAACAGGGAGGGAAAGCTGGAACTGAGAAAGTACGGGAAGGATCCTGTGATGAAGGTGGAGCAGAGACACCGGTTTTCTTCCAGCTTTTAGGATTTTATTACCAGGTACACGGCAGTGAGTTCCACCAACAAGCAGACGCAGATTGCAGAGTATTATGCTCTGGATCCAGATAACGGGCTGACCATGAATCTGGGTGTGAACCCACTTCTGCAGTTTGGGTTAAAGGAGACCAGGGAGATGCTGTGCAGGAATATCTTGGCAGATCTGTCTGTGATCCGGTATGTGCCGTTTGATTCGGATACCATCGGGAACCCTGCACTGGATCCGGGGGATGTGCTGACGTTTGCGGGAGGACAGGCGGATGAGGGACAGATCACCTGTATCACTTCCATCCGGCAGAAGATCGGTGGAAAGCAGAGCCTGAAATGCGTGGGGAAGAACCCGAGGCTGGCTCAGGCGAAGTCAAGGAATGACAAGAATATTTCGGGACTGCTGAATCAGATTGAAGACAATGCGAAGACCGGGAAGATCGGGATCCATACGTTTACCAATGCTTCCGCGCATGAGATCGGGCGGACTAAGGTGAAGATGGTCAGTATCCAATTTGCTTCTTCCGAAGAGAACCATATGCAGTTTTTTGCACAGGTTGTTGTGGATGTGGCTGCGGATCCGGTGGAACGGTCTGCGGAGGCTTCCGGGACTGTGTTGATTCCGTTTCCGGGCGGAAGCGGCAGTGGAACTGGAAGTGGTACGGGTGGTTCTGATGGAACTGGGGAGACATCGGATGCAGGAAATTCTGAAAATGATGCGGCAGGGAATGAAGTTGGAAATACTTCCGGGGATGAGAATACAGGGAGTACGGATGATGTCGCTGGTGGCTCGGATTCCGGATCCGGAACCGGGAGTGGTTCGGAGGTTTCTGTGGATGTGAGCCTGCCGGTGAAGTGGCAGGAGGACGGACAGGTGGTCTGCCATGTGGTCTTTGAATTTAACAATGAGGAGATTGTGGAGCATTGTCTGGTGGAGGCCTGGCATTCCGGGAAACATATTTTGTTACTGTATTATCCCATTGAGAAGATTGTTGCAAATTATACGAATACGTTCAATGTGTATCTCTGGATGGAGAATGGCAGCGGGACCGTTGATGTGGGAGACTGCATTGCTTCTGTCAGCGGACAGGCAATGGCGGCAGGGGAAGCCTGGGACGGAAAGCTTGAGGTGGAAGATTATACCACGAGATTTGCCATTGGCGGAGGACTGGATGTAAATGGCTTCCGGGATTCGCTGTCCATGCAGATGAAGGAAACGGTGAACAGAGGATTTGAAGTGTATTTTGCTGAGAGAGCGGGAATCAGCGGTTTCTGCAGGCCGGTAGAAATGGAGGGTGTGTGATGAAGTTGAAAGGTGAAATGGTCATTGAACTGACCGATACGAATACGGGTGCGGTGGAGACAGTTCAGGAGACGAACATGATCACGGAGGCAGTGAACAATATTCTGGGGCTGAATCCCATGGGGATTTATCTGAAAGCCAGCGGGGAGTATGACAATTCTGTTTTGTGGAACGGGACGCTGCTTCCCATCTGCCCGAACATGATCGGCGGGATCCTACTGTTTCCGGCAGTGCTGGAAGAAAAGGCGGATCATATTTACGAGCAGGGGAAGAACCTGCCGGTGGCTTATGCTTCCAACAATGTTAATTCCGGTTCCAATGTGGCGAGGGGAAGCCTGAACCAGACGGAGAGCAAGAAACTGGACAATGGATATAAGTTTGTGTGGGAGTTCACTCCCAGCCAGGGAAACGGGAATATTGCAGCTGTGGCACTGACCAGTGCCCTGGGCGGGCAGAATGCTTTTGGCAGTGCGGCAGGGGATGCCAGCACGTTCCTGCTTCTGAAAAAGGTGGATATCGGGGATATCCCGAAGGCGAAGCAGATGACACTGTTTGAGGCAGTGGAACTGGATTTTGAAAAGAACCTGCTGTATTCCATCACCTTTGGGACTTCCAGTGTGACCATTACGAAGATCCGGATCCCGGTGTTTAACATCGGGCTGAATGAGAAGCTGGATGATACCACGTATACCGTACTGGAGGAACAGACACTGACAACGGAAAGTTTTACGTTCCTGGGGGATTACACGAAGTACGGGGAATTTATGGACGGACATGACGGATACTGGTATGGATTTTCCAATGAGCCGAATGCTTCCGGGGATGCGAAGATGGTGTGGATCCGGATCTCCAAAAAGGATTATTCCTTTACGGAGGGAAGCTGGACACTGTCCAAGGCGAAGCTGTCGGAAGTGGGCACAAGGGCAAAGGACGGTTCCTATCCGGAGCGGAATGTAAAATGCTGTGTGAGGAAGGGGTATCTGTATGTGCCTTCTTATGATAAGAAGGGAGTTTATAAGATCAATGTTGCAAATTCAGCGGATGTGACGCTGATCCCGCTGGGATTTACTTCCAAGCTGAAATCCCTTGGCGAGGCCGGTTCCTGTGAGGTGTATATGACACTTCTCGGGGATATGATCGTGGCAGGGGATTTCCAGATCACGGCGGATGACAGGGTGATCAAGACACAGGGGAGTGCAAGGTTTGAAGCCATGGCAACGCCTCTGTTCCAGTATAAGAACTTTGTGTTTATGTGGGGCGGCAGTTATGGGAAGGAGCACAGGTGTGCTTACCTTCTGACGCCCTATCTGGCAAGTATCAATAATCTAGGTTCAGCGGTGGTGAAGAATACGGACAAGACCATGAAGATCACGTATACGCTGACGGAGGAAACAATGTAGGTCTTTCTGCCGCAAGGCATGAGGATAGAAAACTTATTTACGGCAGTTCTCAGAAATGGGGGCTGCTTTTTTCATGGGAGGAGGATTCTGGCATGAAGGAATTTTGGAACTTTATTCAGATGGTTTTTATGGCTGTAGGCGGATGGCTGGGCTGGTTTATGGGAGGCTGTGACGGGCTTCTGTATGCCCTGATCGCTTTTGTGGTGATCGATTACCTGACCGGGGTGATGTGTGCTTTTGCGGATCATACGCTTTCCAGTGAGGTGGGATTCTGGGGAATCTGCAGGAAGGTGCTGATCTTTTTACTGGTGGGAATGGCAAACATTCTGGATGTGGCTGTGATCGGGAATGGATCTGTGCTGAGGACAGCGGTGATCTTTTTCTATATTTCCAATGAGGGTGTGAGTCTGTTGGAGAATGCAGGGCATCTGGGACTGCCGATCCCGCAGAAGATGAAGGATGTGCTGGAACAGCTGCATGACAGAGGAGAAGGAAGTGATGGGGAATGAGACTGGTTGAAAGTTTTCTGACGAAGAATCCCTGCTATACTGCAGGGAGAAAAATTACTGTAAAAGGCCTGATGCTTCACTCGGTTGGATGTCCGCAGCCGAAGGCACAGGTCTTTCTTGCTTCCTGGAATCATGCTTCTTTTGGAAGTGCCTGTGTGCATGGTTTCATTGATGGGAATGATGGAACGGTGTATCAGGCATTGCCATGGAATCACAGGGGATGGCACTGTGGCTCCGGTAGTAAGGGAAGTGGAAATAATACGCATATTGGTGTGGAGATATGTGAGCCTGCCTGCATCCGGTACACAAGCGGATCTGGTTTTACCTGCTCCGATCTGGCAAAGGCAAGGGCATCTGCAGTGCGGACGTATGAAGCAGCGGTGGAATTGTTTGCCATGCTTTGTAAGAAGTTTGGTCTGGATCCGCTGGCAGATGGTGTGGTGATTTCCCATAGAGAGGGACACGCAAGGGGAATTGCTACAAATCATGGAGATCCGGAGCATCTGTGGAAAGGTCTGGGACTGCCTTATACGATGGATGGATTCAGGAAAGCTGTGAAGGCTGCTATGTCTGGGAAAGCTGAAGGGACGCAGGCTTCTGTGTTTCTGGGGATTTCCGATGAGAAGGCAGCGGAGCGGATTGGAGTGCTGTGTGCAGAGGATATGAAAACCAGTGGGATTCTGGCATCTGTGTCTGCGGCACAGTTTATTCTGGAATCCGGTTATGGCAGGACGGAACTGGCACAGAAAGCAAATAACTGCTTTGGAATGAAATGTATGCTGTCTGGGAATAGCTGGGGCGGAAGTGCCTGGGATGGAACCAGTAAGTACCGGAAGAAAACGCAGGAGGATGATGGAACTGGAAAGCTTTACACTGTGACTGCGGATTTCCGGAAGTATGCCTGCGTGGAGCAGTCGATTGCGGATCATTCGGCTTATCTTCTGGGAGCGATGAATGGGAAGAAAAAGAGATATGCAGGACTGGCTGGGGAGAAGGATTACCGGAAAGCTGTCCAGATTATTAAGGATGGCGGCTATGCAACGGATAGTTTATATGTGCAGAAGATTTGCGTTATTATTGAGAAGTATGGGCTGACACGGTTTGATGGCGGGAAGACGGAAAAGGAGATCTGGTACCGTGTGAGGAAGAACTGGCAGGATGCGGAGAGCCAGGTGGGGGCATTTAAGGTGCTGGAAAACGCAAAGAAAAGTGCAGACGAGCATCCGGGGTTTTCGGTGTTTGATGAGAATGGAAAGGCAGTGTACAGTTCCGTGGATAAGAAGCAGGAAGAGGTGTTTCGTCCGTATCTGGTTCGTGTGGAGATTTCGGATCTGAATATCCGGAAGAAGCCGGGAACGGATCAGGAGAAGGTTGGAAAATATACGGGTGTTGGCTGTTTTACTATTGTTGCTGAGGCTGACGGTGTCGGAGCATCAAAGTGGGGGCTGCTGAAAGCGTATGAGAAAGAGCGGAATGGGTGGATCTCGCTGGATTTTGTGACAAGAATATAATAGTGAGTGATGAGGCTTTGCATTGCGGCGGTGGTCGTGGTGTGAAGCCTTTTTTTGTTAGGGCAAAGCCCTGTTTGCTATTGTGGAGTTTTTCGTTGATTCGAAAAACGGAGCTTTTGGTCGCTTTCAATATAACATCCGGAATCGAGGTATCTTTTTTTTCTGCAAAATCACGAACTTTGCTCATTTATAGATATCAGAAAAAGGAAGATACTTTGAGGAATCTTTACGAAAAGAAAAAAGAGAAGTTAATCTCATATATCTGCTTCTTGGCTAGTACAAAAGTTTTTAAATAAATGGACTATATTTCTTTTCTGTAGTATACTGTTCTCATCAAATCAAAAGGAGC